GGAGAAAAAAATAAAGACAAATCGCGAAATTAAAATATAATTGCTTAATATACAGATGGATAGAAAATTACAAAGCGAAGTTAAAAATCTGATGAATATTGGCCTCCCCGAAGATTTAGCGATGTTGTGTGGTGGTATTAAAACCGGCAACGAAGATGCCGTGAATAATGTTTTGTGCGAGTTGAGTGATGAGCAGACAGAGCTCAAGGAAATGTTGGCGAATCTGAAAGTGTTCGTGCCCCCAGCAATAGAGGCGTCCACCGGTGAATTAATCAAGCCAGAGGACACAGAGAATCTTTTCATGGAGGTAGATCCGATTACCAACACCACGACCCCTGTAGAGATAAAGCCCATGGAAATTGTAGATTCGGCATCCGTAGATAGACCCGCCAAAACGAAATGGGGGTTGTATGGCGCAAAGTAAAATCACTGCTTATTATAAAGCAATGATAAAAACCAAATCACGATTGTTCAACATATCATCTACGGTGGGCAGAATGAACGGCGCCTTTTGCTCACAAGTGCAGGTAGATTTGCCTGACCTGACGTTTCATTTAGACCACATCCAGAATGCTTATTTGTCGGTGGTTCATGCTGAAGTGGCGAACTCATTCTATATTGTGAATTACACCAACAATCAGTTTATTCTGAACGGCACCACCTACACACTCACGCGAGGCAATTACAACGTGAATACATTCATAGTGATGTTATTAGCGCTGTTGCCGGTGGGTTATAGTTTAGCATATAATTCAGCAACAACCAAAATGACTATGACTCATACTACGACAAATTTCACAGTCAATGCGAGTTCCATAAATTCAACGGTCAATAGCATCATGGGTTTAGGCACAACTGACTTAACCAGCGCGGGTCTAACAGTGACGTTCCCCAACGTGGTCAATTTCATCCCCCTGCAACGTATTAATTTTAGGAGTAATTATTTCAACTTCGGATGTTATAGCACAAGTGATGGTTCAAGTGATATATTCTTACCGCTCCAAAACAATGCGGGGCAAAACAGTGTAATCAACTACAACAACCAAACACAAAGTAAGTTTCTAATCCAAGACCGCAATATTACGAGCTTTGTTATATCAGTGACCAATGACGATAATCAGCTGATTAATTTCAACGGCGTGGATTGGTATATGACGATCCAGATTGATATAGACTATTTAGAAACACCCCGTCCGGCGAATAATACTTTTAATTTCGCACAACGAGGAATGTTTTAGAGATAATATCCAATAATAAAATCCTATTGTATATTATAACACAATGTCCGCCAACATGTTTCCTTCGTCTGCTATGGGTCTTCCCTCCACGTTGAAATTTGACTTACCTCCGTCTTTGTCCGACAGTGCCCGCTCCTACTCAGTGAACGTGGCTCCCGATGGAATTACCTCAGTTGCAGGCTCAATTGCCTCAATCTCGCACACCGCCGCCGTTGCCGTCCAGTCTCCTTTCTCTTCCCAGAACGTCAGCTTCACGATTCCTTCCGGAATGAGTGATAGTGTCTTTATGGATTGTGCCGCGACCACTCTGTCTTTCACTTTGACCTACACCGCCACAACTGCTTTGTCCGCCACTGCCGGTGTGACCAAATTACTCGGCTCTGCCTCATCCTGGTTTGATGCTTTGACTCTTTACTCTAACAACACCCCAATTGAAACCATCAATCAATATGGTCTGTTGTCCAACTACCTTTTACAAAACACCGTTTCTCTATCTGAGAGACAGGGTGGAATTGGTAATTGCATGGGCGCCGACGTCAATTCGGCGAACGGCTTAGACTTAGGCACAACCGCTGCCTCGTTCAGATACAATTTCTGCATTCCTTTGATTTCCGTCATTGGTGTTAATACCGATAAATTCTTCCCCATCGGCTCGGTAAATAATATGCAGTTGGTAATGACCACTGCTGCACTCACACCCATTGTGTGCTACAACACCGCATTGGCGACCAACATCGTTCTCAGTGTTGCCCCCACATTGTCCGAATTCCGCCTTAACATGAAATACATAGACGTGGCCGACCAAGCGGCCGCAATGCTCCGAAGCACTCTCCAGGACGGCAAGTGGTTCATCAAGTCTTCTACCTACACCAATAGTTCGGTGACCATCCCCTCAGGTAGTCAGGGCGCGCAGCAGATCCTTCTGCAAATCAGAAATAGCAGTGTAAAATCCGTTTACCACCAATTCGGTCTCACAAATACGACTTTAACTCCCAACGGATATTTTGATGCTATTAATCCCGGTCTCCAATTGAGACAGCTCCAAGTTGGAGGCCAATTTTACCCTGAACCAAATACGGGGTTAAAAGTGTATCCCAAAGATATGCTAGTCGCTTATTAAGCGGCAACACATCCGAATTGCGGGAAAACCCTGAAGGTATGAAATACTAAGCTATAGTGGAAACATTATAGTGGCGAATAATAACAATATTCGGTATAGTAAAAATTTTCATATTATAGGGCAATCCGCAGCTAGTCTTCTAAGTCCGCTATGATAGGATATGAAGGCAGTTCAACGACTAAGTGCCTGTGGGCGTCAAGTGAAGGTCTAACCAACCAGATGATGCTTAAGATATAGTCTAGTCCAACCCTAGCGGGTGCTTACCCCATTTAAAAAGGTAAGACGTTTAATAAGAGGAAATGCTTATTAGTTATAACGTGGTATAAACGAATTATCCAATTAACGATCTCCAGCGCCCTGCTGAAGGTTATTGCTATTTGATACAATCTCTAGGCGGTTCTATCGCCAAATCTTTCGGAACTGTTGTTGGCCGTGAGATGTATAACACCGTTGCCGGTATTGCCGCAGTCCCCGCTGGTTCTGATACTTACGTAGTCCTGCCCACGGCCAACTCTCGTGCTGCGCCCGTCGGCTCAGACAACGGAGCCCAGGTCATCACCTCGTTCCCATCCGGTGCTTACTACGGATACGATTTGGAGAAGTCATCCGGCATCCTTTTCCAGGGTGTTAATACCCGATCGCAACCTCCTTTCCTCAATTTGAATTTGGCCGCCGCCACTACTGGAGCCATCACGTGTAATGCGTGGGGTTATAGTGATGTCGTGCTACAAATTGATTATCAGTCCAAACAGGTCGTTGCTTTCATATAATGCCCTACCATAAAATTGAATAAATAATTCAAAACAATATGGAGACAAAACCCCAAGCTTATATATAATGCCCAACTACTCAAACACGCACATTTACAAAATCGTCTGTAAAGACAAAACCATAACCGATTGCTATGTTGGACATACAACAAACATTACAATTCGCGAACGAACTCATAGAGATAATTGTAATCCAAACCACTGTAAATCAGGAACAAAAGTTTATAAGTTTATTAATGAACACGGTGGATGGAATAATTGGGATATGCAAATATTAGACCATTATTCAAATTGTGAAAATAAAATACAAGCAACCACACGAGAACAAGAGTGGATACAAAAAGAAAGTCCAACTCTTAATAGTTGTAAAGCAACATCCACAGCTGAAGAATTACGAGAACAAAAGAATGCATGGAAAAGACAGAGCGAACGACACCACGAATACGCACGAGAATATAGCAAGAATATTTCACGCGAAAAGAAAGACGAGAAAAACGCAAAACAAAGAGCAAGGTTTGCCTCAATGACTGCAGAAGAACGTTCAGAATATTATAAAAAATATAGAACGCCATAAATTAACTAAAATAAACCAAACTTTTATGGTTTAACTTCAATATGTACATATTAAAAGACTTAACAGAGCAATAAAATTAATTTTATTTATATCCTGAGCAATTAACAAACACAAAAGACTAGTTAAACCGTAAATCTTCGGTTAATAGTTAGTTAATTTACCGCCCCGTCAATTAACTAACCAATTCCAGCCGGCTTAATATCTGACCAATATTTATATGCCCTACAAAATCCAACCATACACACTAGCACAAGCAGACAAGCTCGGAGTCAAAGTCAAACCCTCCACTCAGGCGGGGAAGAAGCTAGACGTTTTCAAAGCCGGAGAAAAGATTGCGTCAATCGGCGCTTCAGGTATGGGCGACTACCCCACGTATCTTAAACAGCAAGGCAAAGCATTCGCTGACGAGCGCCGTCGCCTTTACAAAATACGCCACGCCAAGAACAAAGGTGTAGCAGGACAATTAGCCGATAAACTTCTTTGGTAAATATCTAACCATATTATAAGAAATGAGCATCACAATAAAGCACAACCCAGAACCTCCACTGAAAAAACCATCCTTTGTTGTTGATGGGAAACTAGCCGACAAGCTAGACGATTACGAAATTACGAAACTCATGAACAAACACACCTTCTCGCTGTTCTTAGGTAAGGCCGGCAGTGGAAAATCCACCCTACTCATATCACTGCTTCAGTCGCCCAAGATGTTTAAGAAAGTTTATCACAACATCATACTATTCTGCCCGGCGAATTCCAGAGCCTCTATTAAAAATGACTTCTGGTCTGTCCTCCCAGAAGAACAGGTCTATGATGACCTCACGGTGGAAACTCTAGCCGAAGCATACGCGATCGCCCAGGAGAATGCCTCCGAGGGATATAAGACACTCATCGTGCTGGACGACGTGCAGAAGAACCTGAAAGGCGCATGCGAGAAACTACTGCTCCACATGGTCAATAACAGGCGCCACGCTGGACTCTCAATCTGGTTGGCCGCGCAAACCTACAAGTCCATTCCGCGCCAAGTCAGACAGGGGCTCACCTCCCTGTTTATTTTTAAAATCCAAAAGGGCGAAATGAAAACTATTTTTGAAGAACAAGTGGAAATCGGGGAAAAGACCTACCACGATATTTTAGACCTTTCATACAAAAATGCGCACGACTTTATTTTCATTGACGCCAACTCTCAAAGAATCTTTATCAACTGGGATGAGGTAATTATCAACGACGAATAATTTTTTATTGTGGGTATAATGTATAATGCCTTCAGTCGGAAAATTCTTTAGAAAAGTCGGTGATGACGCCAAGAAGTTCTTTAAAAAGGGAGGTGTAGCAGATGTAGGCCTCCGCAAGTTTGGAAACACATTAAGTCAAGTAGGCGGTGTCGCGCAACAGCTCGCCCCTTTAGCAGCAGTGATTGCCCCCGAATTCGCCCCCGCTTTGTTGGCTGGAGGTGAGCTCGCGAAGATCGGTGGAAGCACAGCAAATGCCGTGCGCAAGGGAGCAATGAGAGCGAGAACTGCCGAGGATAAGACCGCCGGTATTGTTGGCGCTTTGACTTCCGGTATTGAGGCGTCAAAACCTGCCGCCACGCAATTAGGAGTTAATTTCGCATAAAACAATTTATATGTATTCTATAATATATACAAATGGACGACCCTGAGAATCAAAATCCAGAACAATACCCTAAGATGCGCATATGCTCTATGCCTATGAAAAAAAGATTTCAAGTATGGTTAGATTCACACGCTACAGCATCATATTCCGGCCCGCAGTTTGATGCACGCTTCACTGTGGAGATGAACAAAATCGTGCGCGAACCGTGGAGACTTAAGCGCTCTTACATGATGACGTTTTCGTTTGTGAGTCGCTCTTCCACTTTTGCCGTTTCTGGAATCACCTCCACCAAAGTTTATAAGATACACATTGATTTAGGAAAAGGCACACCCGGTATTTATCAATACAATGCCGCACGCGCCCCCTGTGGAACTGTTCGTGTTTCCACTGCAGGTGTAGGCGTTTATGTTAATCCTGCCGCCGCTGGAAGTTTTGATATTCCCGTTCTTTTTGACGCCAAGCCAAATGAGAATGACCCTGTCTATGTGCCCGATTTAATAAATATTAACGTTATTAATCTTAATCTCATTGAGTCTGGAACCGGAACCTTCAACTTAGCAGATGATGCGACAATCAACACCAACACCAAATATGTATGCTGTCTTACCTTCACTGAGATTTAAGTCTAATACCGGTTTTTATAATATAACTATTTTATATAAACTATGTCTTCTAATTATGGTTTTGAACCCACTCTAGATGGATTGAATAATATTGACTCAGACAGCACAACAACAAATAATATTATATGTAATACATTACTAGTAAATACCACAGCCAACGCCCCCACTGTCGCACCATCAAGCAACGACACGAGCGTAGCCACAACTGCATGGGTTACTGCTCACGCAGGGGGAGCATATGTGACCATTGGAACTGATCAGACCGTCACCGGTGAAAAGACCTTTTCAAATGCTCTTACAAAAATTACAGGGACATTGCGCGTTGATGATATTGAACCTTCTGTGGGAACCGCAACGAGTGATGTTTATTCCACGCAGACAAGTGGAGTTTTGAATATAGGGACTTTCACAACAAGGTCTGGGCTTATTAATATCGGCAACGGAGGAAGTGCTACAAATGATATTCGGATTGGAACAGCAAGAAACACAGCAGGGGTTATTACAATTGGGTCTAATAATTCAGATTTGAACACACTGAACCTTCAATCAAGTATAGTTAATGTGGGCACATCATCTCCCGTTCTTTCAACCAATACGGTAAATATCGGAAATGGACAAAACGGTTCAACGATTGAAGCATTGAGTTTGTTGAATGTGTATGATGCGTTGGTTATGAATAGTGGAAGCATATATTCACCGCTGGGCACAAGTATGGTTGTATCCGCTCCAGGATTAACAGACGATTTGACGCTCATTGGTGGAAATACCATAGCATTAATTGGAACAACAAATATTACTGGAACGACAACCATTACTGGAGCGGGAACTATAACCGGGCAAGCATCGGCTGGGTCAATAATGACGAATACTTATAATCCTTTTTTAGCAACCGCTGATGTAAATATTAATCCTACACAGACAAGTGGAAGTTTGAATCTCGGCACCAAAATAGACCGCTCAGGAATTATTCAGATTGGAAACGGGGTCAATGCAACATGTGATATTCGGATCGGCACAGCAAGAACCACCGGCGGGACTGTTTCCATGGGGTCAAATAGTTCTATCGCCAACACACTCAACCTTCAATCTGCTTTGATAAATGTGGGGACAGGGTCTCCTGTTGGAACAGCAAATACAATCAATATTGGAAACGGAAACGCAGGGTCTCTTATTGATTTGAAGAACGATACTACTATTACTGGAGCAACAAATATTAATACTACCGGAACATCAGCAACAAGCATCGGCAATTCAACTGGGACTCTTACATTAACCGGTGGGACTCAAACAATAAATGCTACGACTCAAACAATAACTGCTACTAATCAAACTACTAATGCTACGACTCAAATAAGACAAGATATTGGTGGAGTAGCAAAACTTCAATTAACTGCGAATACTTCATATTTATATGGAGGGACAGCGTTAGAACTTCATACCAACGGCATTCAAAGAGTAAGAATCACATCATCAGGAGTACAATTCCAATCATTTCAAATCAATAATGGTTTTGTATATCCTATTAATTTTTCAAGTGCTACTGGATTTTTTACAACCACAACCACAGCAACAAAAGGAACTGTCGCAAATATAAATCTCGCTTCAATAACAATTGGTTCAACTCCAGGTTGCTATTTAGTAGAAGGGTCTTTCTTATGGAGCGGAACTGGAACAGCACAAAACTATACAGCACTCGGTTTATCAACTACATCATTAACATTTGATGCTACAAGACAACAAGTTTTTTATCAAGGAAATGTTGCTGGAGGATATGGAAACCGAATGTCGTCAATTTTTAATGTGAATGCTGCTGTTACTTTTTATCTTATTATGCAAGTCCCAACAGCAGTTGGAGCAGCAACAGTTCAAACTAATTATTTATCTGTTACAAAAATCGCATAGAATAATATATTCGCTATATAAAATAAAATGTCCGGCTGTATATATAAATGTCTTCTCACTTCAGCTACATCCAGCCAAAGAATTCTTTAGCAAAGGATACTGAGATACACCGCCTCGTTGATAAAATCATGTGCAAGGTTGGCGACATACCTAGGCATCAGGAATACAAGCATAATTTAGAAATGCTTAAAATGCTGTGCGTGATGGTTGAGCACGGTATTGATAATACCGGTCGCAAAGACAAAGCCAAAACCGATAAGAAGGACGTTGTCTTCCAGGTGATCACGCGCATGTGGGCAAACACCACCCCTGCCGAACTCAAATCCATTGACTCCAATATTCAGTTCCTCTGGGAAAACGGCTTCATTGTCCGTCGCTCCAGGTGGAAGGTTATTAAGCATTCTATTTGTGATTGGGTTCATAGAAAAATATTAAACTAATTAGGACAGCACAGGATTGGCTGTATAACCAAATACAGAATATTCTTATAAACGAGTTTTTACAAACCGTTAATGCGTCTCGTGCTGTCGCTACTCACATTAATGGGGTTATGTCTCTTAATGCGTGGTATTTCATTAATATTATTTTGAAACAATACGGGTTTGCCTTCCTATACAAATGGGTATGGCTTCTCTCTCTATTATAAAAAAAACAATCGTTTTTTATAATTAATTTTTTGTTCTAATAGGAATAATTACGCAAAAAGGGAGTTGTGTAAAAACCAATTTTTTATGCAATGAACTTTTAATGTGGTTAAGAATTTTATTTTTTTTTATAATACGACCACAAAAACAAGGAACATCTATACTACAATATTCTTTTCGCTTTTCAATAACATATTCTTTATTTTCTTTATACCACTGTTTTTGATAATCCAAATATTCATTATGTGTTATTATAGGCCTGTTTTTATTACAGCACTGTATTTGATTAATCCAGTAAAGTTCCTGTGTAATTAATTCTTTTTTTGAATTACATGAATAATTTTCTATCAATTCAATTTTACAATCAGATTGCGTAAAATGAATTTTTGATTCACAATTTTGGTTTCGTTTATGTTGATTAAATCTTATTTGTAAATTATGGGTCGTTGAACCTATATATGGTAATCCTGCAGAACTCGTAATTTTATAAATTTTAGATTCACTATAGTTAGGCATTTTATATATTGAACACCAAAAATGTCTTCATATTTGTTTTGGTTATATTGTTTTTAAAATATATTGGTTAAGAGTATAGATGGGTTGCTTCCACCGCCTATTAAAATGGTTCAACAACGACAACATACCCACTTCCGAAAAAAGCATTTTGCGTGATTTACAGACTATCGGAATTATTCAAGAATAAAAATATAAATAGTTAATATACTGTATGACTACTTTAGACGAACCCAGTTGCCTGATGAATTTTAAAGTTGGAAAATACCTAATTGATGGAGACGATTATCGTCTTCTAATGCAAAAATTGTTATTACATGAAATGAATGATATTAAAACCGTCCATTTGTTTTTTCAGTTTTTCCTGAATACTATCACCGATTGTGGCGTCGTTTCAAAAGGGGAGGCGCTACACCGCATAGCCGAGTCCTGCGACGCTATTAATGACTTCCCCGATCACCTGAAAGGCGCAATCATGGACTCATACACCGAATACATGGAAAACAATACGGCTCAGGTGGCTGAAAACAAATGAGCCCATATTCTATAATGTTCAAAAAATCCACCGATAAAGAAAGAGCAAACGCTTATTTGCGCGAATGGAGACAAAAGAACAAAGGATTTGATAAGGCCTACCTAGAGCGCACCGCTGAGCATCGCCGTGAAGTCAAACATCGTTGGTATATTATCACACGACGTGGTGGCGACGACACACCACTGAAAAGGGGGCGACCGTTCAAAGAAGACTTCACACCCGGTGAAGCCGAGCCCATCTCCCAATCTGAAGTCGTCATTGAAAGACAGACCGTAATTGAGACCATCCCCGAGCCACCGAAAAAAACGCGCAAACCCAAAATGGCTGTGATTGAGCGCAAACGACGCTCCATAGAACGTGACCTCGCCAAAATAGAGGAACGCGCCAACGCATTCCGCCAATCTTTAGCAGAAAAACCGCCGTTAATTGTATAGATGGACGACAAATACAAACTCCGTGCAATGAAGGCAGCCGAAACCCGAAAACTGAACAAAATGTTTGCCGCCGAATTTAGGCGACACAAATAC